CGTAACGTCCGCCGATGGATTCTGTGGCTTCGAAATATCTTGTGTTTTGGGCGGGGTGCGCACAGGACTAATACTCCTGGGCGCACCCCGAAACGCTACCGGGCGAATGTCACCCATCGTCAGTCGGCGAGACTGAATCGGCGGGCTCGTCCCCGTTCCTGCCGATTCGCCTCCTGCTGCCAGTCTTGTCCTGCGCACACGCTGCATAGCACGGGAACGGGCCGACTGACGATGGTTTGAATTGTCTTGAGCATCTGGATTGAAGACGCGGAAGTTCACTGGCATGGCTCCAAAGGCACCAGACAGCCACGCACTGCGGCTGATCCTGCTCTGGTCGATGACGTGGTAAATGTCCGCACACATCCGTGACAATCCGTAGTTACTGGCGAACTGACCTATCAGGCTAGTTCAAGTTGCAAAGCCGCACGTGGGCATAACAGCCCATGTGAATGGTGAAAAACGTTCAAATGACTGACGATTGCTCCGGTTGTGATGGCGGGTCAGAACTCTGTCCGCAGCGCTCTTCCGCGGGAACGTCAGGTTCTTCAGTCGCATTCATCGCATTACCTTCAACGATGGCGGCATGAAAGACTTCAACAAGCTGATTTGCGATTTTTAACGAGTCTCCCAGCCCGATGACTTCGACGCTGAAGCACTCATCAACCTGATGAATCGTTAGCTGCGCCATGGACTCGCAATTCACGGGATTCTGTCTGCTGAACACGAGCTGCTTGACCATGAAGTTGTTCCCTTAGTGCCTGAAGTTTGCGGCGGTCATGAATCGCGTCGGCCAGCGCACCGAGCGTACGGAAAACACGGTTATCACCGTCCAGATGCCAAGTCCGCTTCGGCGGTCCACGGCGATGCTGGCCGGGTTTCAGGGGCGGATATTCGACCACTTCGAGGAACTCAAGCGGCTTGCATTCATACACCGCTCGGTGAGTGATCTTGCGACCGTATGCGACTCGCTGGTGATACAGCAGACGCTTTTCATGCCCATGCAGGACAGCATGCTGTTCAGCGGTGAGTTTCACGGGGCCGATCCTCCTGATTGATTCAGAAAGGATCAGGGGCCGGTTTCGCTTCTGCAGACGTGGACTGGTTACCACGCGGCTGACGCATGCCAACTCAAACGAAAAAAGCCCGCTGATCCTGTCACGGTTCAGCGGGCTTCATCAGCCACTGGGGCCACCCGCCGAACGCGACGGGCGAAAAATAGAGTGCATCCACTCTATCGTCAATAGAGTGGATGCACTATTTCACAAGAATGTTGGGAGAAACCAATTCCGCTAATTCCACGCCTAGCGCTTCTGCCCACTTCTCAGCGCGTGAAAGCGTCATTTCTTCTTCGCCACGAAGAATCTTGCTGACAGATGGCTGCTTCGTTCCCACCACGGCCGCGAGATCTGCTTGAGTCATGCCGCGTTCGGAACGAATGCGGTTGATGTTGTCGATGAATGTTTGCATGGCAGATTTTTTCATTATCTCGCTCCGTAGTCAATAGAGTGGATGCACTCTTTCAGTGAAGCTGGCCATCAGAATTGGTTCAGCTGCGTTTATTGGTTGGCGTAAAGAAAGACTGCATCAAAGAGCCTTGCAGCAGAACTTCCTTGGCTTTGAAGATTCGTAGTTGCTGCTCTGCTTCCAGCTTCATTGCTTCAGCCTGCACAATTAACGCCACTGGAATTCCCCAGCCGAATCCGATCGAATCTGCTAGAACAGGGTCGGTCTCTCGCAGAAGAATTAAGGCTGCTGTTCTAAATTCCCGCTGCTGTTCAGCCGAGGACATTTCAAGCTGTTTTTCAATCTGGGTGACTGCAGTGATAAATGGCTCAGCTCTCAGGGCAAGCTCTTCAAGGGCTTTCGAATCAGCCTCTCGCTGCGCCTTTTCAGCAGCTTTACGCTCAGCAAGTTCGATAGCTTCCTGCTGACGCTTTGCTGCTTGCTGTTCCCTCTGGATCCGCCTTTGTTGTTCGGCCTGAGCCATTTCACGCTTTGTGGCTTCAGGGTCCGGGTCGGGATCGTTCGCTTGCCAGAGAATGTTTCCAGCAACAACGAGAGCAAACAGGAAGAAGGCAAAGACTGCGTGTCCAACTGGATGCGAATTCGCGTTGTTCAGTTTGCGGATCAGAAACCACAGGATCAGGGCGGACAATGCCACGCTGAGGACTTTGCGAATCACACGACGCCTTTTGAATGCCGCGTGCAGACTCATGATACGCGCCCATTTCAGATAAGCGAGTCCTGTGTCCAGTGCAGAAAACACTGGGAAAAATCAAATGGGCAGAGGGGGAATCGAACCCCCGACACCAGGATTTTCAGTCCTATGCTGCCGCCCGCTCGCAACAGATTGTCACATCCGGCCAGGGGGGGCGATTTTCTGACGTCGAATCAGACGGAAACCACAGGGTGACGCTTCCTCGGAAATGCGCGCAATTCGAGGGGGGGGGGCTAATTATTGCCGGATGCGGCCGCGTGGAGTTTTGCGAGTTCGCGAATCATGGCGCCGGAGAGTTCGCGGGCGATGGTTCGCGCGGCGAGGCGGGCGAAGGGACGGAACTTGACCGGCAATTTCGTGCGAAATGGTTCCGGCAATCTGGCCAGCCAGTCGATGGCTTTTTTTTCTGCGGGCTTCAGTTGAACAGTGACTCTGCTCCGTTCGCGTTCATGCCTGGGCTCGATCCTTCGGGCTGGCCAGTCCATATTTCGCCTTCCTTGTTGACACTGAAGAGCGCTGCGACGACAGACGCGGTTGGCAGGGATGCCGGATCCGGGGCCGGATCAGGGGCAAGGATGCCCCGCTTTTTATTTTACTCGTGAAAGACGCAGCCATGAAGGCACGTTCCCTCACTGATCTCTGTCAGTCGGCGATTGAACTTCGGGAAAAATCTCAGGCTCTGAAGGATCAGGCCAAACCGTTCGACAAAGAAGCGGACGAACTCGAAGCACAAATCCTTGAACGCATGCAGTCGAGCAATCGCGAGACGTTCAAGTCGAAGGGATTCATCGCCGTCCTGAAAGAGAAGGCCGCGGCTGTTCCCTGGGCGAAACTGTTCGCAGCTCGGTGTGGTGCGGCGGCCGTTGAAGAAGCCAAAACTCAAGCCGGCACGAAAGTCGTGCTGGATCTCACTCGTTTGAGTTCCTGAAAGGACGCCCATGTTTCCAATTGCCAAAGTGTTTCTGGCAACGCTCTGTCTTGTCGCTGCCTGCTGCTCTGTTGAGCTCAAGGATTCGCAATGCCAGAACGACCAGCACGAAGCCGCAAGTCGCCAACTGAGTTTGCAAAGCGAGAACATCGGCCGTCTTCTGGCCGACGCGGCTATGGACGAAAGTGGCAGACGTATGCCCGCGGGTTTCTTGCCCGACATCCCTTGTGTCGCCACTGCCAGGCTGCCGGAAGAACCCGGGCCGCGGAGTGTGTGGACCATATACAGCGAATCGCTGGGCCTTCTGATCCGTTGTTCTGGAAGCCTTCGAATCACCAGCCACTGTGCTGGAAATGTCACGGACGAAAGACCGTCGCTGAGACACGAGGTCAATAAGCATGGCACCGCGCGGACCGAAACCGAAGTCGAAGAATGCGATCGCACCCGGGCCGATGCCGGATCCGCCAGACTGGATGGATTCACCTCGAGCTCTGCAGCTCTGGCATCAGTACGGACCGATTCTGAACAAGCTGGGACTCTGCGAGTCGCTGGACGCAATCGGCTTTTCGATGCTTTGCGAGGCGATCGACTTCTATCTGGCGGCGAGCGACAAACTGTCTTCCGAAAATCTGGTCGAGTATGTCGGCGAATCGCAATCGCCAGTGCAGAACCCGCTGGTGGCCATCGTTCGGCAGCAGTCGAAAGCCATCCGGGAACTGCTGGTCGAATTCGGCATGACGCCCACTGGTCGAGTTCGTCTCACGGGCTCAACCTCAGTGCAACCAGTGGATTCAGGGGAGCTGAATCCCTTCGAAGCCCTGACCAAAAAGATGCAAGCTGGCGCGATCTCGCCTCCGCCAATTCCTGAATCGCCTGTAACCCCAGCCAGAAGGAAGAAGGCAGCCGCTAAAAAGAAGGCGACGAAAACGAGGAAGCGGTGAACTGTGCTCAGATTGTTCAGCAGTACGTCGATGGCGTTTCGACTGGCAAGGTTGTGGCAGGCCGACTGCAGAAGCTGGCGGTTGAACGCTATCGCAATGATCTGAAGCGGGCAGCGACGTCTGACTGCCCGTTCTACTTTGATCAGCACGCGGCTGAATGTGCGATCGAGTTCTTTCCGTTGCTGACTCATAGTGCGTCAGATGCTGTCGGAACGCCGTTTCAATTGGAGCCCGATCAGATGTTCATTGTGTGGAACTTGATCGGCTGGAAACGAAAGGCGAATGGTCGCCGTCGATTCAAGTACGCCCACATCGAAGCCGCTCGCAAGTGGGGAAAGACGGCGTTTGCGGCCGCGTTCATGCTACTCCTTTTCCTGTTGGATGGGGAAGCAAAACCCGAGATCTATTGTGTTGCAACGAAGCTCAAGCAATCGCGACGCGCATGGGATGCCGCGGCCAGCTTTGTACAATCAACGGAGTGCATCAAGTCACTGGTTGTGATCAAAGAATCGCCACCACCCACGATCACGCTGGCGGACAAAGGCGTTCTCGCCGCTCTTGCAGCCGATGGCGGTGGAGCGGACGGGCTGTTCCCAAGCGGCGTGATCTTTGATGAGTTGCACGAATGGCGGACTCGCACCCACATGAAGATGTGGGGCAAGATGCGCACTGGATCTTCAGCACGGCCACAGCCGTTGTTCATAGTGATCACGACAGCTGGTGACGATCAGTCAAAACTCTGGCAGGGCGAGCGAGACTTCTGCGTTAAGGTACTGAACGGTGATGCCATCGCTGACAACGTCTTCGCTTTCATCCTCTGCCTGGATGATGAAGATGACATGTTTGATCCGTCGCTTTGGCCGAAGGCGAATCCGCACCTCGGAACCATTGCCAACTGGTCTGACTACAACGACGAAGCCGCAAAGGCTCAACAGGATCCGGCGTCAGCACGTGAGTTCGAACGCTATTACTGCAATCGCAAGGTCGCCAGCGTTACGCGAGCGATTTCGGACAAGGTCTGGATTCTCGGCAGGTCGCCATTGATATCACTCGCTGGGAGAACTTGCCACGTTGGAGTCGACGTTGGAAGCAACGACGACTTATCAGGCATTGGTCTCGTCTTTCCGCCGCTTGCTGCCGACGGACTCTGGTATATCAAGGCGAAAGGATTTGCGCCAGCGAAGTCTAAGCTCGATCTGACAACAGAGCCGATCGCAAGTCTAGTCAAAGCAGGCCTGATCGTCGTTACGCAGGGGTCCGCGGTTGATTATCAGGCTTTGCACGCGTCGCTGGAAGAAACACGAACTACGTATAACCTCAAATCACTGGCGTTGGATCCCGCGTGGGCGTCTCAGTTCGGGTCGGAACTGATCGGCAAGAAGATTGACGTCGTAAACTTTAAGCAGAGTCCACTCCACTACAACGAACCCATGCGGGAGTTTCTGCGGCTGTTGGCTGCAGGGAAGATTATTCACGGCGGATGCCCACTGCTCACTTGGTGTCAGCAGAACATGCAGTCGATTCAAAGCGCATGCGGTTTCATCATGCCAGCAAAACTCAGTAGTGCTGAAAAGGTGGATCCTCTGGTCGCGGTCATCATGGCATTTGCGGAAGCTCTGCACTTTCGACGCGAGCTGCAGAAGAAACCCACTGGCGAGGTCGTGCGATTCCTATGAAAAACTGGCTGCGTTCCGTTTGGAGAAGTGCATTCACGCGAGGCGCCAAGATCGCTGGTTACGATATCGGTACGTGGGCAGCTCTGGGCGGAATGTCGCTTGCGATCGCATCCAGTGGCATGACAGTCACTCGTGACTCTGCGTTCAAGGTGGCCGCGTACAAACGCGGCGTTCAGCTCATCGCAGACTACATCGGCAAGACGCCTTTTCACGTCAAGGCTGGGCACGAACGGGCCACAAATCACCCTGCCTGGCACCTGGTGCGGAAGTGGGCACGGTGGCACGAACTGTCTGCGTTCGAATTCCGGCGAGTTCTGGTCATTCACGCACTGACCACCGGCAACGGTTACGGCTGGATCGAACGCGATGCCGGCATGCGGCCGATCAATCTGCATATTCTGGACCCGCGCAAGATCAGTCCGAAGCTGGTCAACGGCCGGACTGTTTACCGGATCGACGGCAAAGACACCTACTTCGAGCCTCACGAGATCATTCACATCCGCGGAATGTCGGTCGATGGGTTCTCTGGCATGGATCCGATCGCCACCTATGGCACTGAAGTACTCGGTCTGGCGATGGCTCAGCAGCAATACGCGTCGACTTACTACGCGAACGGCGGAATTCCGTCGACGTACCTGCGCACTGATGAATATCTGGACGACGAACAATGGGCGAGAGTGCAAAGCAGCACGGGTCCGCTGAAACGAGCGGTGGACAATCCGCACGAAATCCCAGTGCTGGAAAAAGCGGACCTGAAGAGTGTGAATCTCTCCGCAGAGCAGACGCAGCTGCTGGGTGCTCGCGAGTTCTCATTGAAGGACATCGCGAACCTTCTCGGCTTACCTGTGCACAAGCTCCAGGGCACCGGCAACAGTTCGTACAAGTCGCTGGAGGAAGAGAATCGATCATTCCGCGATGACACGCTGGATCCATGGTTATGCCAGTTCGAAATGGAGTACACGAAGTTGCTGACGGAAGATCAGCAGCTGACGGATTCCTACGACGTTGAAGCGGTCCGCGAATCTCTGACGCGCACCAACATGAAAGACCGTGCCGACATCCTGTTCAAGAACGTCGGCGGTCCGCTCATGACTCCGAACGAAGGCCGTGAGATTCTGTCTTTGCCACCGATCGAAGGCGGGGACGAGTTGCTGAAGCCTGCGAACATGACTCCGCAGGCCTCGGGAGCTGCCGACGGGACCGACCCGGCCGAAGATCCGGCGAGCGATGCCGGCACGGATCAGGCTCGAGCTGCGTTTGATGCTCACTGCAAAGCAGCTCTGGCGGACGTTGCGGCAAGAATGCTGAAGCGACTGAGCGTTCAGTCAGAACGCACAAAGGATGACACCTGGCCGGAGTTCCTTGCATCGCTGGAAGAAAAACACGGCGAGGTGATTCGATCCGCGTTCGCACCGTTGGTTCCGTTGTGCGGCGGTGACTCGACACGGCTTTCAGAAGCCTCGGAACGAGTTTTCAAGGCCGTTCGTTCGGCCGGACCTGGCCTGGCCGTTTCGGTTCCCGCCGATGTTCTCGCTGCTGACGTTCTTCACATCATTCGTTCCAGAACCTGAATCACTTTATTTCGCCCGAAATGAAAGACCAGACCATGAACATCATTCGACGATTCCTGCCGAACACTCCCCAGCGATCGGCCGTTAAGCTGCAGAAGCGAGCGGACGCGGCCGCGGACGCACTGCCGGACATCACCGGACTGGCGGCGGTCTACTACAACAGCAACGATCCTGCCGGCACTCAGTACCAGCTCTGGGATAACTACTTCGAACGCATCATGCCGGGAGCGTTCGACCGCGCGGTGAAGGAAGACGACGTCCGCGCGCTGCAGAACCATGACCCGCGGCTTCTGCTGGGACGATCGGCTGCCGGCACGTTGGCGCTCGAGGTGACCAGTGAAGGCCTGGCCTATCGCATCGCACCACCACCGACTTCCGTGGGACGTGACACGGTCACTCTGCTGGAACGTGGCGATTTGGACGGCAGCAGCTTTGCGTTTCAGATTTCCACGGGCGGCGTTGAATGGACCGAAGAACGCGTCACCGTCGGCGGCAATCAAATCACCATCTACGTCCGCAATATCAAAGCTGTGGACCTGTACGACGTTGGGCCGGTGACTTATCCGGCCTACACCGGCACCAGTGCCGGCACGCGGTCGCCTCGCATGTTTCTGGACACTCGCAACGACAATCCGGAAGTCCGTGAGATCCAGGCCGAGCTGGATGCCTGGAAGCGGCAGACCATCTGGCAGCCCGAACAGGCCAGACGCGAGCGGGAATTGTTCCTGGCCGAACTGTAGGCCGATCTGTCCTCAGATCGGCATTCTGTGCACTCCCGACCTGAGGACAGGTCGGGCTACAGAATTCTGACGTCTCGGCTTGCACGCCTGCAGCGCTGCGACGATCTCTGCGGATTCACGGAGATCGTCGTTCAGCCTTTCGCCCAGCCGATAGGAATGAACGGGAGATCTCTGCAATGGAAGCGGGGACGCCCAGTCGGCCTTGCGACATTTGCAAACTTGAATCTCAGATTTCAATTTTCAAATGCCTGAAAGGCACCCAATGTCTGCAAAACTCAAGCAGCTCAAAGAACGCAAAGTCGAACTGACCAAGCAGCTGCGAGCTGCCAACGATGCCCTGTCTGCCGCTCCACAGGATCCAGCCAAGCAAAAGGACTGGAACGACCGATCGGCTGAAATGACCAATCTGGCCGGTGAGATCGAACGCGAAGAACGCGTTTCAGCACTGGAACAAGCCGCTCCGGACCTGCGAGGCGGAGTCCCGGGCGGCACGAATCCCGGCAGCAATCCGCTGCAGGAAGCTCGCGACAAAGAACCGGACAATCCGGTTCTGGATCCCGACAAGCACGGTTACAGCCTGCTGCGAGCGATGCGAATGCAGTGCGGGCTGGAACCTCAGGGCGGCGTTGAATGGGAAATTCACACCGAGCTGTCGAAAACTCGCAACGCGGCCGGGGCAACGGTCCGCGGTGTGATGGTTCCTCACACGCTTCGCATGCGAGGCGCTCAGCTTCGTGGAACTGTCACCGGCCTGACCGCCGGGGCAGGTCTGATTCCGACGATTCTGGCACCGACACTGATTGACATTCTTCGTGATCGTGTCGTTCTGCGTTCTCTCGGCTGTCAGGTCCTGTCCGACATGGTCGGATCGTTCAAGATTCCGAAGAAGACGGCGAAAGTCGGCTTTGAGTGGGTCGCAGAAGCAACGGCCGCAACCGCAACCGACGTCACTGTTGGCACTGTCGACTTCAGCGAGAAGACTCTGACCGGATGGACGAAAATCACTCGTTCGTTCATGAAACAGTCGTCTCAGGACGCTGAATTGCTGGTCCGAAACGACCTGATTGACGGCATGGCCGTCGGCCTGGACAACGGCGGCATCAACGGTACTGGTTCCAGCAACCAGCCGACCGGATTGCTCGCAGTTTCCGGCACGAACACCGTGGCGATCGGCACCAACGGCGGTGCAGTCACCTGGGCGAAGGCGATTGAAATGCAGACCGCTGTCGGCACTGCAAACGCCGTCGGCAATCGTCCCGCGTACCTGACAAATTCCAAGGTCATGGGCGCGATGAAGACGATTCCGAAAGTCGCTTCAACGTCGATCTTCATCATGGAAGACGGCGAAGTCGATGGCAAGGAAGTCGCTGAATCGAACCTTGTGCCGAGCAACCTGACGAAGGGAAGTACTTCAGGCACCTGCTCTGCGATGCTGTACGGTGATTTCAGCAACCTGATCATGGCTCTCTGGGGCGGCATGGATCTGGTTGTCGATCCTTACACGCTGTCAACGGCTGGTGACGTGCGAATCACGGCATTCCAGTCTGCTGACGTCAACGTTCGCTATGCAGCGGCCTTCAGCAAGTGCGTTGAC